ACCTGACATCCGCAACTGTTAGGCCGGTGGACATCTCCACCGATTCTAACCGTTATGGCTGGATGGGCAAGGGGGATTTTTCGATCTTGAAGCCAGACGCCAGCATTTTTAGCAAATTTGAGGTTGCTCGTGTTGGGTGACGACGGATTTGCCTTTTAATGGATTTTCCAATGGCTAAACTGTCATCGGTGGATAGTCTTTTTGCAAATTCTTGAGAGAATGCAGACCTGCAACGCCACCATTCTTGGGGCATTTTGTCGATGTATTCCTGATTTACCCACTCCATCGGCTTTGACCATATAGAGTAACGCCGTCTTGTTGAAGATCTCAAAGACCTAACTTTTCGATATTTGCAATCATGGCATACTTCAAGGAGACTGATAATTTTCATACCAGAATCATCCTTTGGGAAATCATCTGGATGAGATGGGATTGTTTTATGCGTCAATGTTTCTTCGCGTCCATTTTCATAAATTGCCTTTATTTGACACATTTGGTATCCATCAGTTAGATGGATAAAATGTTCTGATTGATCAACTTCTGATTCTTGAACCCATCTATTTCTTTGACCATATTCACTACGATCAGCGGTACGCATGATACCGCAATGAATACATGATATGGGCGAGTTGAAACAACGTATCTTAACCTTATCAACTTTAAGCTCTTTGCGCCACATATCCACCAATGGTGAAAGATCATAAGTAGGAATAATCTTCGCATCAGTCAATCCATTCATTCTTTGTGAATGATACCAAAATTCTGTTTTCTGATTATTTACCTCTGAGAGTACAATAGGATCATATCCACTTACATGATTGTAAACATTCTTTAAACTAGACTCCATTTTTCTGGCAACTAAAACATGCACCCATGGTCGTAGTATTAAAAAGCAACGCCCTTCTTTTTCCCCATATTTAATAAGACTGCTATTAGGAAACTCGCAATGAGTTGAATCAACAACATGACATGTGTAAATAATCTCAGCGCCAAGTGGATTTGATGGGCTTCCACTAGATATAGACGGCACCCAATTCATGACATTTGAGCAAGGATGACAGCAAGCTCTTGACGGGTAAGCTCACATGCAGAGTTGAAGATCACTTTGCCAGACTTGATCTGCCACGATGGCGTAGATGTTGAACACGGAATCTTTTTGCGACGATCTTCGATGAATGCGCGTTGTGCCCCAAGCGAGCGAACACCATCCTTGTTGAATACCTGTTTGCATTGATCTTTGGTGAGATCGCGAGAGCGGACATTTAACGTATCTGTGCCGTTGTCTCTAATAACCAAAAGATCAACTGATCCGTCCAAAAGTCGCGCCTGCTCACTCATTGGCATCTTCTGCAAGTAACGCGATGCCGGAAAGTCCATTACAAGCAATTTAGGCATGACCTGTTTTCTGCCAATGCGTTCAAATTGAGCCAGTACATTCTCAGTGATGATGTCTGAATCTGCCAATGTGGCGATTTCATCCAGCGTCATTTTGTCGATGTCCAGCATCTTCACAACTTCTCGGCCAGCTTTTTCCCATGACTCAATGCCGGTTTCGATGGCTTCCTTTAACGCTAGGATCGAGTCTTTTTTGGTTGATATTACAGTTTCTATATTTTGCAGTTTCATATGGTGTCCAACCATCTCCTACAAAACAGGACAGATCAACAAGAAATTACGCAATTCACTTCCAAGTCGGGCATTTTTCTGTTTTCAGCCACCATTTTAACTTGGCGGATTTGTTGGCAGCGTAAACGCATTACCAAGAACGGCTTTGAAAATAGCCAACTTGACCACATCCTCCCCAAGCTCAGAAATCCAATGCTGCGTCATTTCTACCATCATCGGGTGGTTGATGTTGCGGTAAATCTCCAGCCAACCTGTGTAGTAGTTGTGCAGCTTGTCATCAATCGTGAGTGGGAAAGTTCGCTTCGGCCAGTTGAAACGGTGATTCCAGCCCATTTTTGGATGGCAGATAACCTTGCCGCCATTGTGACGAACCATCTCGGCCATATACCATTCCTCGCCACCAAAGCCTCGAAATCCTTGATTGATTACAGGAGCGTTGGCGCGAATAAACGAAAAGCATCCCATTCCTTGGGCTGGAATCTCAAAAGGCTCACCTGACTTCAAGCCTTCCTTGTTGTCGCCCCAAATGCCAAAGTCGTGACCGCGCCACACTGGGTCGATTTGCTCACTTGTAGCTTTCAGACTGTCGTATAGCAGTGGCCCTGTGAGCATGTTTTTGGAGTCTGGATTGCGTGACCAGTATTCCATCATGGCAGCGATGAATCCAGGTTGTAGCAGAACATGGCAATCAAGACCAAGGATCACATCACCAGTGGCAAGACTGAATGCGTCATATTTGACGAAGCTGCTTTGGCGGTCAGTGACATCAACCACCCGCATATTTGGAACATCCTTGGCGAAATGTTTGATTTGCCTTCCATGATCACTGTCAGGATTGTTATCCAGAATCAGAAATTCTGTGTTCTCTGGAAGATCTTGGTATATTCGGATGGCCTGACTCGTGAAAAAAATACCATCATAGTCCGAATGGGTTGCCATTGAAATGGTTAGTGTCATATAATATCTGTTAGCGAACAGTAATCTTGCTTCCATTCTGGCCTTATGTCCACTAATCCTGTTGGTTCAGCACCAGATTTTAACAATGCTTGGAATTTATCACCAATAATCTTGTAAGCATCAAACTTTCCAGATGTGGAATGAAATGCAGAAATGTGTGATCTTTCTGTACCTGACCATCTGTAAATGAATTCAGGACTCTCCTTGATGGCGTGAATTTTCCCTATGACTTGATGAATTCTACAATTGAAATCATCATCCTCTCCAGTGTTTTTCGCAGCAAACCAATTAACCTGCTCAGCCAAATCAGCTCGCACAATATGAGCGCCAGTGGTGGAAAATTTGTTATACTTAACATCTGCTCCATAAATACAAAAATGCCAACCCTCAAAGGCCATTCTTTTATCTCCTAGGCCATTTACAGCTCTACTTATTCTCTTTGGTAGATGAATGTCATCATCACCCCAAGTTAAAATTAATGGATATTTAGCCTGTTGGTATGAAAATGTTCTTTTTTCCCCAAGTGATTGGAATCTTTCCGGTGAATTTATCACCCTTACATTTGGAGCATTGCAATATATCTCTTGCTCTGGAGCATCATTTATGATGACAAGCTCTTTTTCTCCTTGGTAGTCTTGTCTCAAGAAAGATTCGACTGCTTCAGGTAGAAGATTAGTTCTTCCGTATGTTGGGCAAATGCAGCTTACTCCAATCATGGCGGTAGCGTTGAAGATGTCGTCGTTGGCGGTGGCGGCAGCGTTGATGAAGTTGTTGTTGGCGGCAGCGTTGATGAAGTTGTTGTTGGCGGTGGAGTTGAAGAAGTTGTTGTTGGCGGTGGAGTTGAAGAAGTGGTCGTTGAAGATGTGGTCGTACTACTAGTTGTTGTACTGCTAGTAGTCGTGCTACTAGTCGTTGTGCTACTCGTAGTTGTACTGCTAGTTGTTGTACTACTTGTAGTTGTCGAAGATGTAGTCGTGACGGGAGGAGGCGTGGTCGTTGTTGTAGTTGAAACAGCTCCAGGAGGAGTCCCAGATCCAATATAATTGACGCTTCCAATAAATTTCCCATCCTTAAAAGTGCCAGATAGCTCAATATTTGATCCGGCAGCAAATGGTGGACCTGAGTTATTGATACTATCCATCTGCACATTCGACCTTGGCAGATTAGCAATCACCGTTGAGGTGCCATCTCGGCTCACATTCGAGCCAATTCCAGACATTCCCCACACCCAATTACGTTGAGCAAATGGGCTGTTCTCAGATGCAAAATCTCCGTTACCAGTATTAATCATTGAATAACCTCGTCTGGAGGTGGTGGAGGATAGATCGTGATTCGTTCCCTCAACCAAAGACCGTTGGTATTCTGTTGGCGGTCCTCAATGATGAACGGTGCCCAATCTAGGAAGTTTGTCGCTGGAAAAATCTGCGTAAAAGAATTACGATTTATGGGCGCTGGATATACGCCGACGCCTAAAACTGGCGTTTCTGGCTGAACCTTTGGAAACAAGCAGGTTGGATGCAAGCATCTCTCGAATCTCATGCTTAAACCAATGTAATTACCATCAACATCTGTTGGAACAGGCTGAATGTGGGTCAATTCACCAGCAGAATAGGCCACATCAGATAAAAACTGCTCAACCAATATAGTACTATTATACGAGATTCCAGGACGGTAACGATACCTTGGCAGAAGCCTATCAGCCGTCTGAGTGTCTGGCCCATTGTTCACCACTTGCGGGAATCCAACTGCCTTAGCTGCAAACAAGTCTTCAAGCACAGAAGGCCAAGTGTATTGCCTTGTGTCGTAGTAGAAATTAAACGGAACCCTGCGCTGTGCTGGAGTTCTTGGCCTGCCAAAAAACAACGTAATGTAATCTTGATCTCTCTGCTTGTCAGACTTCAGGTAAACATAGTCACCGTAAGCAGGGAACTTTGAAAGCATCTCACGTCCAACTGTCCAACCACACTGCTTGAATGATGTTGGACGCGCACCAACAAGTGAGGCGCTTTGAGCAGAAATCAGCGTGGAGCCATCTGGAAAAACCAATTCAGGACCGATGTAATCCTGTGGCACTCGTACAGAGAACATGAACTCCTCTTCGTGCGGAGTCGGCAACAGTTGGAAATTGCTAGCCATTAGACCGTTTCAGGTGGTTCATTGGAGATTTGATCGCCATCTGCCCATGTGGCATACAAATATGTTGGTGTGGCGCTATTAGCCTGACGGAATCTCCAATGAGTTTTCTTGATAACTGATTGGCGAAGATCAGTATGGCTAATTTCATCAGAGATAGATACTGATAGATCAGTTGTTCCGCGAACAGAAAGTCCACCTGGATAAGAGCCAAATGTTGTTGATGTTACACCGCCACCCGTGAAATCAGATGGAATCACGGCAGCAGCGGCACCAAAAGGCGTTTGAGCGGCATAGGGAGCACCGCCTGGAGTACTGACCCCTAATCCAGCGAACAGATTAGTTGTATTACCAAAAAGATCTCGATACTCGCTAGACCAGACGTTCATGTCTGGCTGCGTTTGAACAAGAGTGCCCGCTGTTATATCCGATCCAAGGTTCAGCGCAGAGCCTCCTACTGTGGATGCAAGTTGGAAGAAGTTTCCACTCTTGTTGATGACGTAATAGGTGACGTTGACTGCCAAAGCGGAACCGCCAGTGATCACTTGGAAATAAACCGCATCTCCGTTAAATAGCCTGTTGCTGGCGATTGTCAGTTGATCCGATGAATTTGAACCAGTAACACCTTGGTAAACTGCTTGCACTCCAGTTAGAATGATCTCATCAATTTTGGAGAATTTCTGCCAGCGGCGGTCTTTTCGATAGAGATAAATGTCCGTTCCCATATTTTTTACCATATCCGCTTGACTGAATGGCGCAAGTGGGATTATGGTTAGATCGAATTCAATCTGGTTTGCGCTGTGGAGCAGTGCATTCTGCCCATTGCAAGCCACTGAGGCCGACATTGCTCCACGATGTCGGCCTCTTTGCGTACAGTGGGCATCCCCACACTAAAAGTTACCAGTTTTTCAAAAACTGGCGTGTAACAGTAGGAAACCGTTTGTTTTGACGAGCCTATATGTGAAGGAGCGGGGCCAATCTTACCGACTGGCTTAATGCATTCCAGCAATGGAGTCTGCCGGAGTCCACGAAAGAAGACTAGTCTAGGTCAGGTGACCGCTGGACGTGCCGGATTCGGGAAACCGAAGTGTTGAAGGGCGATGATTCCCGCGTGGAAAGTCTCACTAAAGCACTAACAGACTTCCTTAGCCGGGGTCTGTTAGTGCATCGAAACGAATTAAGCCCGTTGGAAAGTAAATGATTAAACCAGCCTACAAACTAGAGATTGAACAGAGCGGACTGACGCAAAAAAAGTGGTACGCCAAGGTGTACCTGAGATCAGAGCATTGGAGCATATTGAGAAGCGCAAAATTTAGAGAGGTTGGTAGGAAATGTGAGATTTGCGGAGAAACAGAGTCAATCGAGGTTCACCATATTCGATACCGAGATATTTACGATGTGCGGACAAGCGATCTTCAGGTTTTGTGCTCTGCACATCATGCGGAGGAGCACGGTTTGAAAAAGAAGCGAAAACAGAAGTCCAATAAGAAAAAAGCGAAAAATAACTCAATTCTCAATGAACATCCAGATTCTATACCAAGCTCGTACCATGATTTCAGAGCGAAGATTGATCCGCTATACCCATTTGAGAGCGCACAACAAGCCCTTCCAAAAGTCCCGATCAAGGATAGAAATCGAACCATAAATCTTCTTGTAAAAGAGTTGAGGCAAACGCTTGGAAAGAAGGGAAATAAAAAAATACTTATGCGCCTTCGATCTTTAAAGAATGGCAAAACAGCAAAATCTTACCGATTAATATTGGGCATCGGTCCAACTAACTCAGTTACAAAACCAATTGATCGACATGGGTCAAAACCTGACAGTAAATGGAACGCCAACAAGTTTAATTTTGAGTGGAATGAATGGATTAAAAGCATGCCAAAAATAATTGATACTGTTGAAAGTTTTAGAAATTGTTATGGAATCAACTTGAGAGCAAGGCATCAACGATTTTTAGATGGTGTCTCACTAGTATGGAAAAAGCCATGTATCCCAACTGAATAAATGATGATCCGCTACTACCGACTTCCCAACGGTTCAATTTTTCGCTATCACGGAGTTATGATGCTCAAGAAGTCTGTATTCAAGGCGGTGACGCACTCATTCGCACTTGGGAAGAATAAAACCATCAGCGTCCTAATGCTTCCATTCGTTAAAGTTGAAGTCGTAAAAGCGAAATAATTTGCATCGCGTTAAATAACGTGATAAGATTGATGACCATATGAAACCAATACAAGTAAAAACCACGCAAGGTCAACGCTATCGCATCCTCCGAGAGATCAACTGTTTGAGTCAGCAGGAAGTCAATGAGCACATGGGACGTGCTTCCAGTTGGTGTTCTCAGCTAGAAAAAGACTGCTTTGAACTGACGGTGGATGCAGCATTAAAGATGGCAAGGATGTACAAAGTAACTCTTGATCAGCTTATTGGAGAAGAAGCGATAGAGGTTGTGCTGATGCCGAAGGTGAACGGATTTTGATTATCAATATGAACAACAAAATAGAACTGATCGGATATTACGGCAGCGATGAAATTCATGCTTGCTCTGCATGGACAAGCACCAGCAGAGAAATCACAGATGAAAAACGAGAGCGCATTCCTAAACTATTAAAAATGCTAGCAGATGCAGGTCACCATACACCTTTTGAAAAAAGCAGTCTTCACTTTCTTGTGGATTGCGACATTGCTAGCCATATTCATCTGCTCAAGCATCGCATTGGCGTTTCAATCAATGGAGAGAGTGCTCGGTATAAAGAGCTAAAGGAAGACAAGTATTATCTTCCTGATGATTGGGATGGTATTTACCCAACTCATGATGTGGGTTCTCCTGATTGCCCGATTGCGACAACAGAAAATTCATGGTCTAATATTCTTGAAGAATATACAAGAATGGGAAATACTTTATACCATGCCTGCCTCAAAGACCTTGAGCCTATTCTTGGTCGCAAACGCGCCAAAGAAAGTGCTCGCTTCTTCAAGTCATACAACAGCCAGATTCAAGCCGATGTAATGTTCAACTGGCGGAGCTTTCATCACTTCTTGGCATTGCGTAACAAGCCAGATGCTCAAAAAGAAATTCGAGACATTGCTGCTACTATGCTTGAGCTTGTCAAGAACATCGAAGGCAATCCTTTCAAGCACACGCTTGAGGCTTTTGGATATTAAGCAGCCCACAGGCCAGCCAACTGCTTGAATCTCTTCTGCAATGGATTTGGTTTGCCGGGATTGTGATTTCCCGGCTTGTCGATACTTGAGAGTCCATGTTTCTCACGGCAAAGCTCAATAAGAACGCAGGCGCTGTCATAAACGTCCGGCGACTTACCTGTTCTGCGCTTCATATCGACTTTGGACTCAACCTTGATGCGTGATCCTCCATCAAGTGCCTTGTTGTCTTTATACTTACGAACAGTCATCTCGTCAGCCATCTCCTTTGTGATGTTGCGTAACTGATCGCAACGAATCAGTTCTTTGCCACAGCCCCAAAGTTCGCTAACTCTGTTAGCATACCTTACACTCGATTTCTCACGATCCGCAGCAGACACAGGACGATCCGAAGCCTTGCCACCGAAGTCCACACGCAAGAAGGTATTCCCCCACTTGCTCCACATGGCGTCAGCAAAAGTTTTGCCACCACCAGCAGACGCATCAATTGCCACATCCTTGATGTCGATTCCGTCTTTCTTACAGATGTCTTTAATCTGCTCAATAAGCTGCGTAGTGCGGTCAACGTCGCGTTTGCTGGCATCGTCATTGAGAAGGATATGGCGCTCAAACTTGAGTCGCTTCTTACCATCTGTGCAAATGCCAATAGAGCCAATCGTCATCACCGTTTTGTCACCACCACTGGTATAAGAAAGGTCGATGCCGCACACCTTCGTTGGAATCCCCTGCCACACGCAATCCTTGGGCGTCTTGATGATTTCAGCTGGCGAATAAATATTGTCATCGTCTCCATCAAGAAGGAATGCACCAAGGACACCTCGCCAGTAAGCTCGCGTATGCTGGCCTAGTTTTTCTCGCTTCTCTTCCAACATCTCCCTCGTCATCAAGAACGGGTAGATCACCTTGCCCTCAATGATGTTTGGCGATGTCTCGTTATTGATGCGGATGACGTGAGCGCCTTTCCCTTTCCACTCGTCCCAATCTGGGTTGTAGCTGTCCCATCCTCCAGGAATAGGCTCACAAAGCTGCCCAAAGGTATCAAATGGCGAATTAGCGTTAGCTAGCGCAATAAGCTGGACATTTGGATTCTGGGTCAAGTTTTCCTCGAACGTATTGATGATGGATGGCGAAAGTTCAGCGCACTCGTCCAGAACAACAATGAGCTTACCGCCAGGGCCATGCTTCTGACCTCGGATAGCGCGTGATGATTCAGCGGCTTTGCTTTGCTCACCTGGAAACAAGCGGATGCCGTACTCGTCCATTACAACGCCGGTATTTAAGTCCATAGACTTGATACAGTGTGAGGATTCTACCAGCTTTCCAGGAGGCGCTCCTGCCATGCCATTGAAGTAACGAGTGATCTGGCCCCAAATACGCCCCATCGAGTCCTTGATGGTTGTGGTGTTGACGAGAACGACGTTCTTGTATGGATTTGCCAACCACCAAACGAGACAGTAAACGGCGAACAAACCAGTCTTGCCGCCAGAACCACCAGACGAGATCGCAAGACGCTTATTCTCAAATGCGGCTTTTGCCATCTTGATTGCCCAAGGATGCCACATGAACGGAGTTCGACTGCCTGGGTAGTTCCAGATGAGATTTACCGCGTTGACGAAATGAATCCACGCAGGCTTTCCTTGTGGGTTTTTATCGCCCTTCCAACCGAATAACGAACCCGTTGGACACTTGAGGAAGATCAACTCGACATCCAGTTGATTGCCAAATTGATGATCAAACTTGATGCCATACGTCTCGATTGGTCCTCGCGTTAGTTGGACGACGCGAGATTTTTGGGGCTTCTGCTTCATATCTGTTGAATGGGTAGTTCAGAACTGGTAAGTTTCAATATTATATGATCTATGAACATCTGCCAAACTTGCTATAAAAACGGGCGATCTCTGTGGCAAGGTTGTTGTCTATGCAGCAAGGATGTTATGACATCCAGCCAATTCCATGCTTGGAACGCAACTCGCAGGGTTCATCACGATATACCCCAACCAAAGATTGAGGTAAAGAAGGTGGTCTTTAGAAAGCCAAAGTTGGTCTTTGGGCAGAGGTTGCAGAAGTGACTTGCGATAAGTCA